GGATAAGAGGAGGATGGACAGCCCCACGACGTTCAAGAGGATCTTTAATGTAAGTTTTTTCATAAAATTCTATATATTCAGGGTAAAATACAACATCACCTGATGTTGAAAAATCACAGTCACATTCTTGTGCTGCCATTCTAGGATCACCTAGTAATTCATCTTGCCTATCTCTCCATGCTTGGTCTCTTTCTGGGTGTACAAACCATGGTAATCTTATTGGTAAAAAATCATTTGCTTTTTCTTCTGCTCTAACCCATGTTTGATGAAACCAATTTCCAGTACCATAAGGTGTAGATATTGCTATACAACCACCTCCAGTTGCTAATGTTTGTTGTGCTGAGGCCCAAATTTCACCTATATTTTCAATAAATGCTGCCTCATCTATTATTAGTAATGATACTGCTTCTGATCTACCTGCATCTGATGCTGCTGAAGTTGCCTTAATTTGGGATCCATTTCGTAAACGTAAATTTAGTTTATTATTTTCCGCTGCATCTACTTTAAGCCATGAAGGTAAATTTTCATACATAAATTTAACCTTTGTAACCATATTTTTAGCTGTTTCTTGTTTTGTAGCTATACAAAGTATATTTTTATCTTTATTAAATAACATCATCCATAAAGAATAACCAGCTGATAAAGTAGATATACCTAATTGTCTGGATTTTAAAACTATAGAATAAGGATTATCATTAAATAAAGCTAACATTTTTTCTTGAAATGGAAATAATGCAAATTGAATTCTACCTCTTTGAGGGTGTTGTATAAAACAGTATTTTTTCATAAAATGTATAGGATCGCTAGCACATTTTAGATATTCTTGTTTTATTACTTTTTTTATATCACTCATAGAAGAGACTCTATGGGCACTTGGATTTTTGGTTTTTTAAGTTTTGGCATTTTTACCTTCCAGTTCATCTTAAAAGTTAAAATTGGTTGAAAACTATTATTTATACCTATTCCTACCCCATATAATTTTTCTTTTTTAGTTCTTAGTATTAATTCACTACCAGCATAACTTATTTGCTGTCTGTCTCCACCTAAACCGAACCCAACATACAACTCTCTTTCATTAACCTCACGTTCTGTTTGAATTATTGTTGTAGGGTATACTAAATTATATTTAATACCCCTAGATAATATTTTATTTTGTGATATTGTATCATTTATTATAAATGTAACACTGTCTTTTTTTAATGTATCAGTGTAAGCATATGTTGCAAAATATTCTTCTAATACTGAAGCTGTATCTACCGGGATAGTATCATGTACCTCTACTGTATCATGTACAGTTTTAGTTTTCCATTTTACTCGGGTTTTATATTTTGGGATGTAAGTTGGAACCGTTTCTACAATAGTGTCGTATTTAGTTTCTATCTTTACTATTGTTACAGGTTCTGCAGGTAAGGGGCTTTTTTCTCCTCTGCATTCTCTAAGTAAAAATATAACTATTATTAACCCTATTATGATTAGGGATTGAAAGTTTTTAAAGATCTTTTTCAAGTTTTTTCTTTTCAGCTGTCATGTCTTTCAGCTCATCTTTAATTTTATCCTTTGCTTTACCTTCTGCTTCTTTAAACTCTTTAGCTTTTTTCTTCATTTTAGCTGTTAGTTTTTGAAGCTTATTTGATATAGATGCTACTGAATCTTTTTTCTTTAATTCTGCTGATGTTGGTTCTTCATCTTCTTCTCTTAAACTAGAAAATTTTTCACCTTCTCTTTCTGCAGCTTTATAATCATCATCTATAGCTTTAAGAACATCATTTAATGCTTTTCTATAATCCATTCCATCGTACTCGTCATCCATCATATCTTGAAATAAACTAACTATTTGACTCATTTTAGAGTTAGTTTGGTAGACTTCTTTTAAATCTTTTTCATCTTCTTTTTTACCTATAGCAGCTAATTTTCTAAGAGGTTTTTCTTTAGCACCCGTTCTCATTAAATGTTGGATTCGGTTTTCTCTTTCTTCATCAGACATACCTTCTAAAAGTACAGATGTGATTTCGTTTTTGATTGCTTCTTTAAGTTCGGATCTTTTCATCGTAAAGTATTTGTTATACATATTGTGGAGAAAGTGTCTCTTGTATAACTTTGATACGTTCTTCTGTGGTACCTTCGATTTGAATTAAATTTTTAATTCTATTACCGTATCTAGTAATAAAATATCTTATTGAATTATCTATGAGTTGTCTGTATTTAGCATCTGTTTCTCTAATACCATTGTCCTCTATGTCTACACCTTCAGGTGAAACATAAAATATGTAATCATATTCATGTATTAAACAGGAAGCTAATTGTACAAAATTTTCTTTTTCTACGTAATTCATTGAATTTGAACAGTGTGCAAATGCCATAACATCTAAAACTGTTCTGTCTGTAATGATGGCTTTATTCATTAATTCAGATGCTCGTTCAGCTAAAAATACTGTTTGACCTTTTAGTGTAGAATCTGTATTTAAAGGTATACCTAGTGACATTAAGTGTTTAGAACGTTCTGTTCTAGTTATGTATCCTTCAAATGTATCTAACTCCTTTAAAGCATTTACTAATGTAGTTTTACCTACACTCATTGTACCACATAAACCTATTTTCATAATCTAAAATCTTGCTACTGCTTTCATTGATGGGTTCTTGTACCAAGGTAAACCTTCTTTTTCTTGTTGGTACTCTTTAAATTCATCTTTAGTCTTTTCATGACCAAATAAATAATATTTTTCTTCTACACTTCTATCACCTTCTGTTATTCTTTGAATAGCAGGTCCTTCTGGATTATGATGAATCCAATTTTCATTTTCTCCTCCTCTAAATAAATGGTGAAATGCTCCTGCTACCTTTATTGTTTTGTACTCGTAAAATGTTTCTTTTTTAGCCATATTTTTATTATTAATATACGAAAATTATTTTAAATAAACAAACTATGCTCAAAATAATCATTGTATTCTTCCTGTTCTATTATAATACTTTCTGCAACATATATCCCTTGTGCTCCTGATACTGTAATACCTCTTGCCGATAAAGCATCACCTACAAAATGTATATCAGGATAATCTACTAAACTTAAATCATTATATCTTACTAATGGTTCAGGTGATAGATATTTTACCTCAGGCATGTATATTCCCCAATCATCTCCTAATGTTGAAAATACTTCTTTCATGTCATTAATAAAATCTTCAATATAAATAGCATAGTCACCTAATGCATCATATAATGGATCCATACTATCTACTACTTCAGTTTTAACATAATCACCTTCTGATGTTTTAGATGGTACTCTATGTGATGGAGAATAAAATGTACCCTTACCATCTTTTTGTAGTTTTTTAACTGCCTCTCTTGACCAATCAAATGGTTTATCTATACCCTTAATTTCCATTAGTATACCAAAATTGGTCATATCATTTCTATATGCTTCGTCTTTTTTAGCATGGCCATTGTAACTATAATCTCCATATGTGTGTTCTGCTGCTACATAAGCTGCATTATTATTTGTACAAAATGATCTTAATGAAACACCTTTATCTTCAAATTTTCTATATAATTTGAAATCATATGATATGTCTATTAGTTTTTGGAAGTGTTTTTGTGGTGCCTCAAATCTAACTCCTATTTGTACAGATTTAGGTTCAGTAGGTAATTTATATCTTTCAGCTAAACGTTTACCAAAATCAATACCTGATTTACCTACACCAAATATTAATCTATCAAAAAATATCCAATCATCATCCGATTGTAGATATTTTTCAGATGTCATAACAATGTGTCTAGTTTTAAAATCTATTTTGGTTACTCTCCATTGCCAATAAAATTCAACACCATTATCAACTAAATATTGATACCAGTTTTTACCTATTTCATGTAAATAATCTGTGCCAACATGCCATACAGGAAATAACCTTAAACCAAAGTGTGGTTTTATAAAATCTGGTTCTGCTTGGGGATCTGAACATTGTACTGCTTCTGGTTTAGGGTGAAAACGTTTAAAATTTTCTATAACCTGATCCATTAGCTCCATTGCTTTTTCATCTCCACAGTATTTTGATAATTGACCTCCTATTGATGTATGGTATGTTAATTTACCATCTGACCATCCTCCTGCACCTAGCATTCCTGTCATTACTTCTTCAGGTAATCTATCATGGGGGTTTTTACCCATGTCTATGATTTTTATTTTACCTTCATATCCATTATCTATGAGCTTAGTAGCGGCGTTTATGTTTGCTACTCCTGCTCCTACCATTACTGTTACTTCCATTTATATATTTGAGTTTTTTGGGTTAATATACGAAAAAAAAGTGGCATCTCCAAGGGAGACGCCACAACTGTCTAATTATTTTTTTAAAGCGACTGGTTATGAATCAGTCTGTATAATTTGTTTTTAGGTTCTAACTTTTTGTTTAGATTCTCCATCTACTCTTAAACCTTCGACATCTCCTAATCTTGGAAACGATTGCCCTACTTTAAGATTTTTTTCATCTTGTCTAGGTTTCCAAACTTCACCTTCACGGAAAGAAGGATGACTAGTTGGTCCAGTTAATTTATATCTTCCCTTACCTAATTTTGTAAAAATTAATCCACCTTTATCGGTTCCAATACCTAATTTTCCTCCTGTTGAAACATCAGACATTAATCCTAATAATTTTTCATTCATTTCTTCTTCAGATAGAACACCTGCTAATTTTTGCATTCTTAAAAATTCTTCATTCATAGAATCAGTATCATCTTCTTCAGATGAACAATGGGCTTCATCTAATTCTTCTTCGTTCATGTAATCACCTAATACACCATCTGTGTAAGCTAAACCATCATCTCCTGGATCATGACCTTCATCTACTGGGTCTTCTTCTTTTACTACTTCTTTCTTCTTACCACCAGACATTTTTTCATAAAGTTTTTCTAACTTCATTTTAGCTTTTTCGATTTCTTTGATTTCTCTTTCCATCATTTTGACTTGCTTCTTATCTATAAGTTCAGATAAGTTTTCGTCTTCGCTAACCATGCTTAATCTAGCATTTTTAGTTTCTACCATTTCAGCTAATTTATCGATTTTAGCTTCCATTGCTACGATAGCTGATTGCTTGTCTATTTCGGCTAGTTCAGCCATGTATGCTGATGCTTTCTTTTTGCCTTCGTTTAAGTTTTCCATAGTTTTATTTTCTCTAATAGTCATAGCATAGTCTTCTACATAATTAATAGTATCTTTAAGAGTATCTATTAAACCCAGTCCTGTTACATTACCATTTAGGTACTGGTTTAGATCATCTATTGCTGCTAGTATTTGTGATTTTAATTCATAATCTTCCATTATTTTTCTATTTTTAGTTTTAAATCCGTTTGACCTTTTATTACTCTATGGATTTGGCCCTTTGGTATAAATATATTATCTCCCTCTGTTAGCGCCAAAGGTAGTTCATTGTCTCGCTGGAATTGCCATCCTTTGCCTTCTAATACTGTTACTGTTCTGTCTTCTTGGTCTGTGTGCCATATTAAAGACATTTCATCTACGTCTTTGGAAAATGTTCTTGTATTGCTTTTATCAATATAAGGATTATCTTTTACCAAAATGTGTTCATGTTTGATCCTAAACCTAGTTGTTTTGCATATCTAGGTAGTCTACATGACCAGTATCTAGCTGTGGTTCTATCTGTAGCTGTTTTACATCTGTGTCTGGCTGCAAATGCTTTTCTTGCTTTAGGATTTCTAATTTTTGCTCTTAAGCCACCTGAACCAAATGTAACTTTTTTAATTCGTTTTGTTTTTGGGTCTCTAACATATACATAGTATGCTTTTGGACCACCTCGTTTTGGTTTGCCTATTGGTGGGTCTTTTTTCTTAGATTTAGCTTTTTTCTTTTCTTCTAATGAAGATTTTTTAACATATAGATTATTATCTGAGCTAAATGTATAGTCGTCTGTATTAAATCCTTTTAATTTTTTAGCTTTTTGATATTCTTCAGATGATAAATTTGTTTGCCTAAGTAGATTATTTTCATTTACCATAGGTAAATCTAAGGGCACTTCTACGCCTTCGTATAATCCAAAATGACCTAAATGTGTTTCAAGTAACCCCTTATCATCATCACTTACTTCAATGATGCCTCTTATCCAAAGCGCCCTTGCTTCTCTTATAAGCTCTAAATGTTTTTCGGATCCTATTCTGTATACGGATTCAAATAGTGAAATTTTTTTATCAATGTGATGCTTTAAACCTTCTGATATTAGGTGTTTTACTTTACCTTCTGTTAGTATTGGTGCTTTGCCTCCACAATCGTTACAGCCACAATTACAGTCCTTTTTTTTAGGTTGTGATAGTACTTCTTTTATTAGGGTCTGTAGGCGTGTCATGATCCAAATATTTTAGAAAAATAAGTTTTTATTGCACTTTGGGATACTTTAAAATTAGATAATAAATCAGCATTATCTTCTAAAGCTTTTAAGCCTATTTGGAAAAATATTATATCGCCATCATCTAATACATTAGCTAAAAACCCTCCATCTCCAGGTTTTCTTCCCAATTTTGCCTCTAATAAACGTATAGCTACTAATCTAGCTCCTGTTTCAGCATCATCAAAGTTTCCTACTTTAGAAATTAAAGACTGTATATTGGATTGTATACTTTTAAAAACTGGGTATTGTTTAGCTAAACCATCAAGACCTTCTAAATTTCTAAATTCAATAAATTTTTGCATAGCATCTTTTAAACCAGCACCATCAAAATTAGTTGGGTTTACTGTTTTTTTAGGAGGTTCATCTCCTAAAATGTTTGATAAAGCATTTATTCCAAAAATAATACCTAATAAAGCTAAAGTTTCTTTATCTTCTCCATATCTACCTACAGTAACTAAACCTTTTGGTTTATCATAAGCTTTTACTTCTACTCCTACATTATTAAATCTTAAATCGGGGTTATCTCCTTCTCTCCCTTCTTCAACTGCTACTCCATTATTAGAATAATTATATAACCAATATAAAGCTATTTCTCCATTTCCTACAGCTAAAGACCCAGGTGTTCCTACTGCTTTACCTACTTTAGGTGGTTTAACTGGATAAAGGGCTTGCCAGATAGGCATATCTTGAGCATTTACTTTTACTTCAAATGATTTTCCATAATTTCCTGAAAAAGGATATCTGCCTGTTACTTCAGGTATAGGGGTATTTTCCCAATCTTTTTTATCTTTAGCTAAAGCATATTTAATAGTGTCATCATAATTTTTAGATCCTCCTTTAGTAGGTGAATCTACTTTAATTTTTTCTTTAGTGCTAATATCTACTTTAATATCATCAATTTCATCTTCAGATATAAGTTGTTTTAATAATTGTTCTAAAAGACTTTTATCCTTAGGGTTATTCATGTCAGGGTAACCTTTATCAAATTTATATGAGTATTGTTTTAAAAACTTATCTAGTGTATCCATCATGTTTCTATATCTACTGTATCATCTACTTCTACATCTATTTCATCTCCACCACCTGTATCTACATTAACATCTGTATCTGCTCCTGCATCTACATCTGCTGCTGCCTCACCTGAATCTGGTGTTCCATATCTTAATATACGAGCTATTGCCTCAACTGCACGTTCTTCTTCAGGTAAGTTTAGTAAGTAATATTTTTTACCTTCAATTTGTGCGATCCAGCTTCTACCCATCCATATTAGGTAAAAATTTTCATCGTTTTTTAAATTAATTCTAAATGTTGTTGGTCTGGGTGCTACCCAGTCTATTGATGATAAAAAGCTATCAAAATCTGCTGTTAGTAATGTTATAATTACTTCTTTAAGTTCAGGGAATTTCGTTAGCTCATCGTATTGGACAGATGCTATTTCGGATTTTTTTCTGTCTTTGATGCTC